CGAGCGCGTACCCCTCGTACGCCTCCGGGCGGCCCTCGCGGTCGTACCAGCGCACGTGCACGCGGCTGGCGTCGCCGAACTCGGCAGAGGCGGCCCTGAGTTTCTCCTGAGCGGCGTTGAAGGCGTGCGTGGTCGGGTGGGCCCGGCGGAGCATGGTCAGTTCGATGGACCACTTCAGCTCCGTGACGGCGTCGCTTCCCCAACCGTCGTCGTCGTACGTCGTGTCGGCCTGGGTGGTCTGGTCCACCTTCGGGGAGAAATCGTTGATGCCGGGCAGCCACGCCCAGGTGGCGGCGCCGGTACCGGTTCCGGTGTCGACGTCCATGCGGAAGCGGCGCGCGAGGACGGTCTCGGTCTCGGCCGGTGCGGCGGGAGTCGTCATGGTGGGGTGCTCCTATTCGAGGCGGTCGGATGCCGGGCGCTGCGCCCGCGCGGTGTAGTTGCTGGTGCGCTCGAATCGGCCGTTCGCGTCGCGGCCCATCGGCGCGGTGTTGTCGCGCTTCATGAACCGGAGCGCGGCCGTGCCGAACCGTTGGTCACGTAGGCCGTGCAGGACGGTGAACACGTCCTCGTCGAGGGCGGCGACGTGCCGCGGGTCGCGGCCGGCGCGGGTGCGCACCTGCACGAACACCGTGCAGTCGGTGAGCGCGGGGTCGTCGCCCGTGTCGTACGCCGTGATGACGACGGCGCGGTCTGGACTGTCGGGCATGACGGTGTCCGTGATGGCTGTCTCGGACGCGGTGTAGACGCCGGTGGGCCGGTAGGTGGCCACGCCGGCGTCGGCGAGGGCGCGGGCGAGGCCGTCGACGAGATCGACCAGGAACGTCACTGCTCCACCGCCCTGCGCACCTGGGCGGCGATGATCTCGGTGATGACGCCGTTTTCCTCGTGCAACGGCCGCTCGAGGTACTTGGCGCTGCGCCCTGAGTCGTGCCGGTAGGTCAGGTCCTCGTGCTGGCGTACGGCGTACGGGGTGTCGTAGGAGACGGCGGCCGTGACGTTGTCCTCGTCGACGGTCACCACTCCGGAGCGCTCGAGGGTGGCCTCCTCGATCGGCACGCGGGCTCGGGACACCTGCAACAGGTGCTCCGCCCCCAGCTGCACGCCGCGGATGGCGCCGGCCCGCATGGCGGCGAGGGCGGCGTCGCCGTTCCACTGAATCTGTGCGCGGCTCACTCGCAACTCACCTCCGTGCACTCCGGAAGGTTGAGGCCTGGCGCGGTGTGGGGGGCGACCTGCACGGCGGTGGTGGTGCGCCCGTCGGGCAGGGTGATTCGGGAGCCGGCCGGGCAGTGCAGCCCCGGCGGGGCGTACAGCTGTGCTGTGGAGGTCACCTCGTCGCCCAACGTGTTGCGTACGCGCTTCACGCTGTAGGCGACCAGAGCCGGGACGTCGGGCATGGGGTCGCCCCAGACCTCGCCGTACGCGCCGGTGCCCTCGTACGGCTCGATGGTCACCCGGTGGCAGAACAGGAACGACGGCAGGGCGGTCACCAGATCACCCCCGGGAGCAGGCCCGCCCGGCGTAGCGCGCGGTCGGCGCGCGGCGCGAGGTCGAGGCCGTTGGGCCCGGTGGTGGTGGCCTTGCGGCCGGACAGGGAGACGGGGCCGAGTGAGACGCTGTCCCACTGGCTTGCCGCTCCCGTGCCCGTGTCGCCGGTCTCCTGCTGGTACTCCACCTGGGCGCATACGGCGTCGGCGAGGGCCTTCACGATGGCGGGGTTGGTCGGCATCCCGAGTGCGTCGGTGTCGTAGACGGCCGCAACGAGTGCGGTGTCTACGTCCTCGCTGGCGCGGGCGAGTAGGCGCTCGGCGTCGGCCGGTGCCGGTCGCCCGGTCCACGCGGCGAGCTGTTCGGTCGTGGCGTAGATCCGGGCGGCCATGGGTCACCCCCCGCTCTTGCTGGTCTTGCTCCGGGTACGCGAACGCCCCGCGGGCGGGTCGTCCTGCGGGGCGTTGTCGACGGCGGCCGGCGGGGTGTCGTCCGGCTGCTCGCCGTCCGGCTCGGTGGGGTCCGGCTCGGTGTTGTGGTAGCGGCGCAGCAACACGGCGGCGCCCTCCTTCCTGGTCAGGCGGTGGCGAGGGTACCGACGACCACGCCCCGGTCGTCGAGGCGCTTCACCGCGAAGTGCACGTTCGTGGTGATCACGGTGGTGCGCTTGAGAATGTCGCGGTCCGTCTCGACGATCGGCCGGCGCTTGTACAGGGCGCCGAGCGCGTTGCGCTTCATGACCATGAACGTGCCGGCCGCGATCCGGTCGGTGACGATCACGGGCATGCCGGCGATCGCGCCCACCTGACCGGTAGTGACCGGGGTGGCGGTGCCGAGCGTCGCCGCGTTGATGAACTGGTCGTCGGCCCACACCTGCGCGAGCTGCGCGGAGTTGATGAACAGTCCGGCGAACTCCGACGGGTCGAACTCGTCGCCGAACTCGGCGAGGGCCGGCACGATCGCGCCACCCCACGACAGGGCGGTGGTGCCCGCCGGGGCGGCGAACCGGTACGGCTGCCCGCCACCGGCCGCGGTCTCGTCGGCCTGCGCCTGCGCGATCAGCGCGGCGTCGACCTTGCGCGCGGCGAGGATGCCGAACTGGCGCTGTGCCTCGTCGCGCGGGTCGCCCAGCCCGGTCAACAGGGCCTTGTCGGTGATCTCGACGGCCTTGCCGGCCTCCCTGATGACGGCCTCGCTCGAGCTCTGCGTCATGGCCTCGGGGACCATCGGCACGGCCTCGGCGAGGTCGTCGAGCTCGCCGAGTCGGCCCCACTTGGGGAAGCTGATGCGGTCGCCCGGCTGGCCGACGAGGGTGTCGTCGGTCATGACGGCGGCCGAGTTGAGCACTCGGGCGGCGCCGACGAAACGGGCCTGGGCGAGGTCGCCCCAGACCTCGGGGACGATCAGATTGGCGGCGGTGGTCTCGGCCACGGTGGGCCCTCCTTACGGGTGTGCCGGCGCGGTTGCCGGGCGGTCTGGTGGGGTCGCCCGGCGGGCGCCGGGCGTCACGATCCGGCGAGGCGCCGGTACGTGTCGGGGTCGGACTGCATGAGCGCGACGCGCTGCGCGTAGGTCATGGCGGCGAACTGGGCCGGCGTGACCTCGCTGCCTCCGCCCCCGGCGAACTCGGCGCCGGTGCGCGCGGGCCCGCCCTGCTGGGCGCCCTGCTGCTGCGGGGCGGCGAGGCGCGGGTTTGCCTGCACGGCGGCCGTCACGGCGGCCTTGATGCCGTCGAGGTCGGTCGGGTCGAGCTCGGCGACGGCGTCGGCGAACGCCCTCGAGTCGAGCAGGGCGTCGGGGTCGCCCCCGGCCTCGCGCGCGGTGCGGTAGACGGCGAGCTCAACGGCGGTCTGTCGGGCCTGCGCCTGCGCGGTGGTGAGCTGCTGCGTGAGCTCCTCGGGCGTGGCCGGCTGGCCGGCCTTGCTCGGGTCGAGGATGCCGAGCAGTTGCGCGGTGAGCTCCTGGCGGGCCTCGTCGGCGGCCCGCTGCTTCGCCGTGGTGCGGGTCTTGCCCGCTTCCTGGCGGGCCGCGGCGAGCTCGGCCTCGAGGCGGGCGATCGTCGCGGCGGGGTCCTGGCCATCGGTGCCCTGCTGCTGCGCCTGCTGGCCGGGCTGCTGCCCGCCCTGCTGGCCGTTGGGCGGCGCGGTGCCGGCCGGGTCCTGCCCGCCCTGCTGCTGCGCCTGCTGGCCGTTGCCCTGCCCGCCCTGCTGGCCGGTGCCGGTGCCGGTGCCGTTGTCGTCGCTCATGGGGTCCGCCCTCCTGGGGTCGGTCGGGGCCCGCTCCTGGCGGGCCTGTGGCACTGCTGACGGGCGCCGCTCCTGGCGGTCGTCCCTGCACGTTCGGGGCCGCTCCTGGCGGGCCTGCCCGGACATGCGCGAGGGCCCGCACGGTGGCGGGCCCTCGAGGTCTCTGTGTCGGCGCGGTGCGCCGTTGTCGGTGGGGTGTGCTACTCGTCGTCGGCCGGCTGCTCGCCGACGGGGCGCCGCTCGGCGTATCCCCTGATCCATGCGGTACGCAGAAGCGATGCGCCCGGGTAGGGGCACGCGGTCGGCGGGTCGCCGCGTTCGCCTGCCTCGCGGCCGGCGGTAACGGCCTTGACGATCTCCTCGCGCGTGCCCACTCGGTCACCTCTTGTTCTGCTGGTCGGCCTCGTTCTTGCGGGCGGTGGCGGCCCAGCGCTGAGCCTGGCCGGTGGCGGACTCGATGAACTCCGCTTGCGTCAAACGCCCGTGTTCGGCCCACCATGCTTTCAGATCGTCGCTCGCTCGGGCGTAGGCGATACGGGCCGGACCTGAGAACAGGTTGAGCGGGCTGTGCCCGGCGGCACGCGCCTTGCTGTTCAACAGGTTGCCGTTGCACGCCTCGTCGGCGGCGAGCATCTGGCGGTACACGTACTCGTCGTACATGCGGCGGGCCTCGGCCCGGGTGATCGCCGGTACCTCGCCGGCCGCAACCGCCGCCTCCCGCTCGCTCTGCTTGGCGATCTCCTCGGCCAACTGGGCGGCGAACGTGGCGTCGTCGGCGAGGGCGCCCCACCCCTCCGGGTCGGGCGCGGGCCCCATCGCTTCGGCGAGGGCGTCACGGTCGGCGAGCAGGTCGGCGACCGCGTCACCCGTGGCGGCCGGCGGCGGCATGTCGACGGCGTCGCGGCGGTCGAGCTCGGCGGCGATCCGGGCGAGCTCGTCGGCGTCCGCGTAGCGCATGCACCACGCGAGCTCGTCCTCGGCCACGGCCGTCAAGTCCGCGGCGAGCTGCCCGCCGGGGAAGTGGCGGGCGAGCATGTCGCGGCGGTCGGCCTCGGCGGCGAGGTCGGCGACGTCGTCGGCGCTGCGGGCGAGGGAGTCGCGGAAGCGGGCGGCGAGCTGCTCGTCGGACAGGCCGACCAGATCGGCGCGCACCCCGGGCAGACGCGCGGCGATATCGCGGCGGTCCATCTCCGCCGCGATCCGCAGAGCGTCGGCGTCGTCGACGCGGCCCACGATCCGGCCCAACTCGGCATCCGACAAACCGGTGAGGTCGTCGGCGAGGCGGCCACGCGGCGCGGCCCGCTCGAGCAGTGCCTCGACGTCGCGGCGGTCGGCCTCGGCCATGATGCGGGCCCGGGCCCGGTCGTCGAGCGGCGTGCGCAACGCGGCGGCGAGCTGGTCGTCGCTCATCTCGCGCATGGTGCCCTCGTCGCCGGACCACACGCGGGCCCGCTCGAGCTGGTCGCGGTCGGGCGCGCTCACCCGCGGGTCGGGCAGGTTGCCGGCGCCTACCTGCTCACGGGTGCGGTTGCGCCGTAGGTCGGGGTGCGCGGCGAGGTGGTCGCGCTGCGCCTTCTGCCACTGCCTGACCTTCGCCTCGGCGGCCTGGCGCGCGGCGGGGTCGACGGCCGCGGCGGCGCGGCGCTTGTACTTCCTGATGTGCCGTTCGATCTCGCGCTGTCGCTGCCCTGCCTCGTACCCCTCCGGGTCCGGCTCGGCCTGCTCGGCGCGGGTGATTCCGGGCGTGTAGGCGCTGGTCGAGTGCCGGCAGTTGGGGTGCTGCAACCCTGCGCGGCGGGCCTCGTCGAGACTGCCCGCGACGCGCACGCGGACCATGCGGCCGTCGTCGACGGCGTGCTCGACCTCCATCGTGCGCGCACCCGCGGGCCCGGTGAGGGTCAACACCTTGCCTTCCCAGCGGCGGCACAACGGGCACTCGCGGGGGGCGTTGCTGACGACGACGAGAGACACCCCGGCGTCGGTGAGGGCGCGGGTGTGTGCCTCGGTGGCGGCCCGGCCCACGGACGTGCGTACCGCCATCTCGGCATAGCTGGTGAGCTGCCACGCGCGGCCGGACTCGTCGACGAACGACCGGATGCCGCGATCGGCAAACCGGGTCATGGCGTCCTGCGTGGCCTGGCGGCGGGTGCCGGTGCCGAGCAGGGGCGTCGCGGTCACCTCGGCGACGACGGCGCGGTACCCGTCGTCGACGGCGCGCAGGATCGACCGATGGCGCTCGGTGAGCAGGTCGACGGTCTCGGCGGCGAGGCGGTCGACGGCCTGAGCGTTCGGCGTGACGTCGTCGACGAGGCGGCGGGCCCGGTCGGACAAGGCGCCCAGCTCGGCGACCGCGGCGCGGTGGCCGGTGTTGTACGCCTCGGCGACCGCGTCGTGAACGTCGAGCGTCACGGCCTTGCCGAGCTCGTCGACGACGGCCTGTGAGGCGCGGCGTACGGCCTGCACGGCGGACAACTTCCGCTCGATCCAGCTGGGCGCCTCGAGGCCGTTGGCCAGCTGGCGGGCGATGATGCCCAAGAGCCTGAGCTCGGCGTCGGCGTACAGGTCGCGGGTGCGCTCGGCGAGGGGCTCGACCATGCCCGGGTGAATCGGCACGGGCTCACCCCCTCGCCTGGCGTCACATCGGGAAGGTGCCGGCGGGGTCGGGCGCGGCTGCGCCGGTCTCGGTGAGGATCGCGGCCACCTCCGCCTTCACGTCGTCATCGTTCCAGTCGGGGTGCAGGACCTTGACCTTGGTGGCCGTAGACACGGCGCCCGCGCGGGCGAGCAGGTCGAGTGTCGTCGCCGTCTGCTGCGCGGACTCGGCGACCCCGGGCCCGAACTCCACGCGCGGGCGCTCGGGCTGGACACCCGGGGTGAACTGGGCGGCGTCCACGAGCAGCATCACGTGAAGCATGTCGGCGAGGGCGCGGCGCCAGTACCCGGCCTTCTTCTTCCGCGTGATCATGCCGCGTGCGCTGCGGGCGTCGACTTCCGTGGCGGTGACGGGCTGGCCGTCGCCGTCGAGGCCGAACGCTTGCGCGTCGTACCCGGCGGTTTGCACGGCCTGTCGTACGGTCGCCTCGGCCGTGGCGCGGTGCTCCTCCACGCGGATAGCGAACTGCGCCAAGGTGATTGCGGCGCCGTCGTTCGGCGGCATCCGCAGACCTGCCCACACCTCGCGGTCGTCGTCGAACGACGCGCCGCGGCCCGGGCCCTGACTCTCGAGGTACCCGTCGGGCACGATCAGCCGCGCCCGGGCGAGGCGGATATCGCGCATCCACGACGTCCACACCTCGTCGAGGGCGTCGAACAGGTCGTGCACGGCGGCGTAGTCGCCGCGCCCGACGGGGCTCGAGCGGTGCAACCTGTTGGGGAGCATGTTCGGTACGTACGCCGCGGTGAGCTGCGTGATGCCGGTCGGGATGGCCGTCTCGCCCTCGTCGTCGAGGGTGGCTTGTGCGGCGAGGTCGGCGGTGTCGGGGTGCTCGGTGAGCGGCACGCGGCGGCCGATGTTGTCGGGCCCGCCCTCGTACAGGGCATGCACGACGCGCCCGGGCTCGTGGCGCTCGATGTGCCGCCACACCGTCTGGTCGGTGCTCCCGGTGAGCTCCTGCCAGAAGTTGACGGCGCGCAGCATGCCGAACCTGAACTCGGGCGCCGCGGCGTCCGGCTGCATGACGGTGAGCAGGGGGCGCGCGGCGAGGTCGCGGTCGTACGTCACCCGCAGGAACACACCACTGAGCGCGGCGGCCTGCTCGGCGGCGCCGAGCAACGTCTCTTGCACCATGCCCTCGTCGAGCAGCTGCTCGAGGCGGTCTTGTGTCGGGCCGTCCTCGACGCGGATGGCCGGCATGTCGGCGAACAGCATGTCGGCGGACGTGCGGGCGATATCGCCCGGCAGGGGCACGTGTAGGCGCGTCTCGCGCTTGCGTACGCGGTACTCCGTCGAGCGGCGTCCCCACAGGCGGCGGCGCTCGCGGGCCTCCGGGGCGTACCCGTAGATCCGCTCGAGGCGGGCCCGGTCGCCGCTGTACCACGCGTCGTCCACGCGCATGGCGCGGTAGAACGGGGCCCATGCCGGGGGCGGCCACGCGGCGCCGTCACTGGGCAGTGCCATCGCTGCTCACCTCCTGGTCGTCGTCGAGGTGGTCGACGTACTCGACGGTCGCCTCG